AATGCTGCTGCATTTAGCCCGCCTCCGCCGCCTCCAGAACCTGCGCCAGAAAATAATCCATCTCCTCCAGGACCTGTTCCTAATGCGTCTTCAACGGATTGAGGCAAAAGTTTTGCGCTTAAAAATTCTATTGGGCCTTTACCTTCTAAAATACCAGCGCTTGAAGGAATAGGAGTTAAATTAGCCTGAACTTCAGGATCAAGTGTTGCTGCATCTGCCGCAGAAATAACTTCTCCAGCAGTATCTACATATTCAGTTGGAACATTACTTAAAGGAGAAATACTTTGTAGTGGGTTAAGTCCTTGAGATGCAATATCAGCAATATTAGTAGTAATATTTCCATCTGCATCTAGGTATTCCATCATGCCAGTATTAACATTATATTCACCTACATTACCGCCCAACAAGCCTCCATACCCTTGCTTTTGATCGCTGGCTTTGCTTTTTAAGACGTTAGCTCCATATGTTAAAGGATTAAATTTAGTTACCATTTCACCAGAAGCATCCGTTATAATATTGCCAGCTGCATCTTTTTGAGCCACTTGACCAATCTTACCAAGCGAATCCATAAATCCTCCACCTACTGCTTCAGTAAAGTTACCAGCAACACCATCTCCTATCATTCCTATTTTGCTAAAAGCTCCTTTTTCTCCAAACAAACTTTGATTACCACCAGCCATTACGGTCATGATGTCACCAAGACCACCTTCACCTTTAGCAAGTTTAAGTGCGGCGTTGCCTTTATTGTAAACAGCAGCAAAGGGTTGCCAAGGACCAGGAATAACAGATGCAATAGGTGCTATTTTCTTAACAACCTTCTTAACGCTTTTTGCTAGTTTTTTAAGAAAGCCAAACTCTGCTTGTCCTGTAATAGGATTAATAGACATACCTTGACCCACTTCATATTCTTGCGGATCCAAGCCAACTGCTTGCATTTCTTTCTTAATGAGTGATTTTGTTTTGTCTGATATGACTGGAGGAACGACCATTTCACCTTTTGCAACGTGGGCCATAAAGCGATCTTCGTTGCGTCCTAAAGCTGCTAAGCCTTTTCCTGAGTTGTCTACTATATTCATTTTTAAATTTTACCCTATTCTTCTATACATTTTAACCAAAATACAAGTAAGTATCTGTTTCCTGATTTTACCGATAGGCCTCTATGCATATGAGTAAAGCTCGGAAATATTAGAGCGTGGCCTGTAGGTAATGGTTCAACTGTACCACGATTTAAAAACTCAGTTCCTCCACCTTTATACTCACCTGTATTTAAGGGAACTACCATACTTATGTCGGCACTAGCATCATGATGCCAAGCGCCTTGTTTTTTATCCTTTAAATTATAATTAGCTATTTGAATACCGCCACCATTAACGTGCCTATTCCAAATATTTAAGAATATAGGATTACCTATAGTATATATTGTTTGAAACAAAGATTGATAGATTTCTGGACAATTATCTTGAAAAGTTATTTCTGGTATTTGTCTTAAAGTATCTTCTTCTGGATTAGGTTGAAAGCCATAAAAATTTTCTAAGTTTTGTATTTCATCTAACAATATAGAACAAAACTTTTGTGAAAAGAAAGGAACCGTATATACATCTTTTAACGGTTCTTTTATAACTTCGTGTAGTTTTGTTGCTTCTGGGTTGTTGCTGCCTTGATTATCATAAAAGTCTATTATGCTTGGCAAAGACTCTTGGACCGCAGTAAAAGTTTCTTTTTCTATATACCAGTCGGCAGGATGCTCAAGCAATATATTTTTAGTCTTATACTCGTTTTTTATAGCTAACTCAACCATTATTAAAGTTAGTGATGTTTATAGATATATCCCCACTTGTAATAATATCTATCTTACCTAATGATGAAGTGGCCTCAAAACCAAAATCATTTGTTCTTTCGCCTATATCAACCCATTTAGATCCTGTATAAACTTGCAAAACACCTAGGGTTGTATTCCAAATGATACTACCTGCTAAAAAATTAAATTTTAATTTATCTGCATCATTAACTTGTTGAGTGCTGTCAACATCAACCGCACCCAAGTTAATCTCTAAAATTCTTGTGAGTCTGTTAAATATATCGGGGCTGACTGAACCTACAGCAATTGGAAGTTGCGTTTGTAGAATCTTGCTCATCTTTTGCCGTCAGTTCTTACATCAATCCTTGTAGCTCCTAATCTCCACCCAATTCCTAAATTACCGTTATTTGATGCATCATCATCTGACTCAAATCGTAAAACCATTTGTCTTGCTCTACCTCTTATAAATGCTTGTTGAGTATTAGATTGAATAGAGCTAGTTGAATTAACAGCTAAAGAATCTCCTGGATAATTTCTAGTTTTTACTACAACATTTATAGATCCATTTTCGTTATTGTTTTGTAAAAACTTAAAATCAGGAATAATTTTTTGTATAAAAGTAAATTGTTCTCCATCACCTAAATCAAAATCAGAACTCTCTATAAATACATTAGTCATAGGAGATCCATCATCATCAAAACCACTCTCTTGTTGGTAAAGATAGCCGTTGCTGACAGCCCTTGGATAATTTTCTATACCAGCGTCTAGCCAAGCTGTTCTGCTTAAAGATCCGTAAATCCAAACATTTTCTGAATAATTATATATAACATATCTGTCTACTTCATTACTTGAAGAAGAGCAGTAAAACCAACCTACCTCATTTTTGTCTGCAATAGTAAAAGCATTAATTTTAAAAGACTGAACTAAATTAATATCTGAAAATACGTAATCTTGAACGGTACAAGGAACTGTTTGCACACTACCATTATAAAGATAAAAATTATTGTAGCTCATCCAAAAAACACCTTGAGGTGCTGTAATAGCTGCTTTTGGCCCAATAAGTCCTGTACCCTCATTTATTAAATTAACTCCAAATGTAAAAGGAGGGCCAATAAACTGCATGCTATATAAAGCAGTATCGGTCCAAATTAATATTTCTTGCCTAGACTTAACGGCGCCAATAATAGAGGAACCAGAAGATAATCTTAAAGATCCTGCTGTATTTGTTGTTTGAGGCTCAAAGTCTAAAGCATTTTCTTGATCACTAAATGCAATTAACATAGGATCAACAACTCCAGTTCTAGTACTTCCCGATGCAGGATCTGCACCCAATACAATTAGGTGACGATCTTTTTCTGAAGTAATAACTTGTAAGCCTACTGTTGGTACTTGATTAGCTCCAGCTGTAGTAGAAAGATTAACAGCTCTGGTTGTAACGCCATTATTTTCAACCCATCTAAAAATTCCTCCGCCCCTTTGATTAATGATAATATCTTCTCCAAAGTTGTCATGAGTCCATAATCTAAGTTGATTAGTAGAAGATAATGCTGTTGCAGATCCAAAGGCTCCTTCTCCCCATCCATTTAAACCCCAACCAGTACCAGGCACATAAACATCCAGACCCACATTTAATTGATATGTGCCAACGGTTGATCCTCCACCATTACCGCTATCTCCTGCTGTTGCTAAAACTGGGTCGCCGCTAGTATCTTTAGCCTCTATTGTATAAGAGTTAGAATTTACGATTGTAGCTATTTGATATTCTTGATTAAGTACTGTAGAAGTAATATTACCGCCTAAAGATGCTGCTCCTGAAAATGTTACAAAGTCATTTTGTACTGCCCCATGAGCTGTATCAGCATCAACAGTAATTGTTGCGTCTCCGTTAGAAGCAGAAAAAGTTACGTCTCCTGCGCTTGTGGTAGATCTAATTGGAGTAATATCATTAAAAGAAGATCCTTCTTCTATATAATATTTCCAAGTTGTTCCTAAACCTAAGTATTTTGTTCCAGCTAATGCTATCCAAGGATGCAAAGCCCTACAAGTTCCCAAAAAAGTATTTAAGGTATCTTTAACCCAGCCTCCAAACTTTTCAGGTCTACCTTTTCTAAAACGAACAAGGTTGCAGTCAAACCAACCGCCCTCATTATCATAATCAGTACCTTCTCTGTTGATACCTGGTTTAAATATTGCTTTCTGTAACGTCATTTAATGATTCTAGTTTTGGTGTTTTATTTACATATAACAAAGTTTCTAATAAAGATTCTTTAGAATCTATTTTTTCTAAACTGCCTATAGTTTTTGCGTATTCAGTTAAGTTGTTCTTTTTATCAACAGGAACAAAAATAACTTTATTTATCGGCAAAGCAACCAAACAGAAAAAGTCTATTTGACCGTCTCCATATCTTACCATTTTATTTTGACGAGTGTTATTAGAAGTTCTTGGCCCAGATCTTATTTCCCAGCGATAGTAATCTGCTTTTCTTCTTTTATAAATTTTATTTGTTGTTTTAACTTGAACTCGGTACAGTTTGCCTTGGTGATCGAGTATTAAGTCAGACCTATGATTTGATGGAGACATGATAACTGAGTCGCAATATCTAAGCATGTAAGATGCTGCTAGATATTCACCAGCCAAAGCAATTCTAGCTGTAGAATGAGGCATAAGCCTTTCCTATAAATTTAACCGCTGTTAAACTTTACCCCATTCTTTGCCTTCAAACAATAAAGACTCAGCGTTTCTTCTTCTAACCAAACCTTCATTTACTTTTTTATTTACTTTATTCCATCTTCTTATTTGGTTAGGCACTTCTTCGTATTTACCTTCATTTAAAAATTTTAGCAAAGTAGAACTTTTTAAATTAGCAGGTCCAAGGTTGTATACCCAAGACACTAAAGCATCAAACTGAGATTGATTTAAAGGTACTGTTACCAGAGAGTTTATATAATGCTCGTACTCATCTTCTAATTCTTGCCAAAGCATAAATTCAGATTTTTCTTTAGACCAAACATCACCCTCTTTAACATCTTTAGTATGGCCGTATCCTATTGTCCAAACACCTGCTGGACATTTATATGCAACCGCTTTTTCGTCATCATTAACAGGCAGCCCTTCAAATTTTTTAATTAGGCAAAAACCTTCATCTGAAGTGTGCATTAAGTTCCGAAGATGATTGTTACGAAGGCAATTAATAAAGTTCCCATAAAACCAAAAGTTCCAAAAACTGCCATTCTTAGGGTTTTGTTTAAATCGTTCATTTCTTCTTTTATTTCTGCTGTTTCTTTGAATATGCTTTTCCATCTTTCTTCACATTTTGCTTCGTGAGATCTTAAGTCTGATGCGACAGATTGAACAGTAGTCTTAGCCGTCATCTTTTTTATCACCCGTATTGGATGCTCCAAAGTAAAATGATATAACTGCTGACGCCAATCCACCAAGATATCCTAACACTAAATTAATTAAAGCTTCAGAGTTTTGTTCTGGCGGTTGCAAGGTAACTAAAAATATGTACCCTAAAAAACCACCCACAATAGCAGTCCCCATAATTCTTGCAGTCCAATCTTTGCTAAATTTGCCTCTAGCATCTGCTTTGTCTTGAACCTCTAACTTAAATACATCTACATCAAGCTCTTTCATTTGAACTTCAAATTGTTGTTCTGCTTTTTTAAGTTCAAGCATTTGTTCTGGAGTGGCTGCCTGTATTGCATTATTGATAGACTTAGGATCTGATTGACATCCAAGAACACCAGCAATAACTGATGCTG